AACTCCGAAGCCGAAGCCGAAGCCGAAGGCGAAGCCGAAGGTGAAACCCAAGACCAAGACCAAGGTCAAAGCCAAGGTCAAAGCCAAGGTCAAAGCCAAGGTCAAAGCTAAAGTCAAGGCTAAGGCCCCCCGGAAGTCGAAGGCAGAAAAGCCCTACCCGTGCCTTTGTGGGTGTGGCGAGCGAGTCGATAAGCTCTTCGCTCGGGGCCACGTAGCACGACTCTTCGCGTTCGCAAGCAAGCGAGGTGGACCGGAGAGGGTCGCTCGTATCATGACTCAAGCAGCAAAGCGACTGGATAAGTGATGGATTGCTGGAACGTCATTGTCATCATAGCGGCAGTGACGTTCAGCTTCCTAGTCGGCTGGATTGGAATGGGTTGCATACTCAAGGGGTGGTCATGAAGAAGTCACGAAGCAGCAAACGCTGCCGTCCACACAAGGGGTCGCGAGTAGAGAGGGCCATGCGTCGCGGCCACCGTAAGATCTCAAAAGAGCTGAAGTCTGGGCGTAAGCAGATCGGCCAGCTGCACAGGGAGCTAGCGGCTAGTGAGCATAGCCTTCAAGTGAGTGCTACTCTAGTCGATCACTTCACGGGAGTGTTGTCTACCCGGCGCTACCGCTTGGCTCACTGGCTTGGCCGACGTCTGCGACTGAGCCTCGAGATCAACGATGCTCTCTGGTCGCGCATCATGACTCGCAGCTCGTCCAGTGAGACTCTGAAATAGTCGGCTAGGATACATGCCGACTCCCATGACGGTCGCCTCTCTCGTCTCAGCAGACGGGAGAGGTGGCTCATGGATAGACCCGTGGCCTCCGCCATTTGTGATAGGCTAGGGAACACGTATGGATCACTCTTACTCTTTCTCATGAGGAGGCTAGCATACCATTTGCCTAGGAGGATAACAAGTGGAAGATGTGACAATCAGTTTCAAGCATGAGCACTTTGATCCACCAGCAGTCGCATGGAAGTCCCGTAGTGTCACTCGCATCGGTAGCAGACACCGAATCCCGCTGATGAAGACACAGACATGCTGTACGATACTTATCGAGGGTATCTTACAATCCTCTGGTTATGCTCAGTGTTCTGTACATGATCAGTTTAGCAAGTCGAAGGGTCGAAAGATCGCACTCGCAGAGGCGCTTTGTGGTTGGTCAACCGCAGGTCGTCGTGCAGTGTGGCGACAGTATCTTTCGAGGGGGAAGGAGAGCAAGTGCTCAAGCCCGACCAAAGACTAGAAACACTGTTGATCCAGTTCTCTGACTTGGCACTCAGTCACGCCAACGTCTGTTTGACATTGTGCAAGCAAGCTGAGCAACTGGTAGAGATACAACGGACTTTAGAGTCTACTTCTCGGGGCACGTTCATGGTCTACCAGACTATGGACAATATGATGGAGCGCGTAGTAAAGATGGAACGGATACTAGAGCAGTTTTTGTCTATGAAGATGGCTAATTGATAGGTAAGTGTCACCTATGCGGCTACCGACGTAAGGTTGCATACTGTTCTATGTGTGGCCATTGGTTTTGCTCCAACTGTCGTTCTCAATGGTTCAGTCGTGGCCTTTCCTATCTCAAACAACTCGTAGGTGGGAAGGTCCCCGGTTGTTGTGGACCAGACGCAGGAGGTAAAGATGGGCCGTAACGTCTCCAAGCTCGACCCAAAGCTCCTAGACAAAGTCGAGCGACTCTTGGCCGAGGGCAAGCTCCAGGGTCAAGAGATTGCTGAACAGTGCAAGATAGACCGGCGGTGGATCGCAGACATCAAGCGACACCTTGCCAAACGGGCGCTAGCGGCTATCGAGCCCCGACTCCCTCCTTCAACCCCCAAAGAGAAACAGGAAGAGCAAGAGCTTGCCCTGAAAGACTACCGCAAGCTCCTCCGCCAGAAGGTCCCTCTCAAAGACCGCGTGAAGGCGTTACACCAACTCTTGACTAGAGGTAGTGTCCAAGTACAACTCCGGGCACTAGAGCGTATTGACGCTATCGAAGGTCTTAACAAGATCGAGCAAGGTGATGTAGCTCCACTCTTCGAGATACTAGACAATGAGGAACCTGACGTCCGTAGGCTACTCTATACTGACGACTGTATCACTACTGTTGAACTGTGGATCACAGACTGGGAGTTGCACACGGGCGACGATGACCTAGTGACAATAACAGCTACTCTTGGCAGAGCAGATGAAGATCGTGTGCAGACACTGTTGCGTGCTCTACATACGAACGTCCCAGTTGGTTTGACCCCCAAGTCTACGAAGCCGAAAGAAAGAGAGGTGACTGATATCATACAAGAGCAAGAAGCGTACGAGGAAATGGAAGTGGCCTAGGAAGGGGTATCGTGATGGAGGATGCTAAGGAGGTCTTGAAGTTCTTGGAGAAGTGGAGAGGTGAGCACATCCTTCACTCTGTTAAGGATGGTATGGCATACCACGGTGGGGGTCCAGATTCTCTTAGAGTACGGTCTATAGCTCACCACTATGCAGCTGAGACTCTTTGGGATGCAATGGAACGGTACTCTGAGGAGTAGAACATGGGCAAGTACGTCATGTACTACCACGTCCACAGGTGCCCTCGTTGTGGCATGGAGTATGCACACGATAGGTACCAGTGTAGGGATGCCAAGTACAAGGCTCTCATGTTCTGCTGGCCCTGCAGGAATGGGTTGTGGCCAGCTAAAAGACCTGGGAAAGGACAGTAACGATGCTTAGAACAGGTAGGATGTCGAGACTTGACGTAGCTGAGGAGTTGGGTAGAGGGAACAGTGTACTTGAGGTCCAGAGGGGAGACATCTTCCTGACTCAAGGCAACTCTATCAAAGCAAGGATCATTCGGTGGTTCCAGCGGAGTAAAGGGGAAGAGCCAACACTGTTCAACCATGCAGGGTTGTTTCTCAATAACACGACTTTGTTTAGGGCAATATCTATGGAGGCACTCTGGCGTGTTCGTACTGGACGGTTCTGGAGATTCTACCATGGTGATACTTCAAGAGTGGCGATCTACCGACGTAGGCGCCTGATGTCTGAGCAACGGCTTGTTGTTGTAGACAAGGCCTTGGACTTCTACGGCAACCAGTATGGAGTTCTCAAGATACTGGCGCATGCGTTAGACCGGATGCTATTTGACACGTATCTCTTCCGTCGTCTGGCGAAGTTGGACCGGTACCCCATCTGCTCGTACCTCGTTGCTCGCTGCTTCGATGAGGTTGATATCTGGATTGGGGCGAGCCCTTCTCGTGCACAACCTGACGACATCGGTGACTATATCATCGAGCATCCGGATCTCTTCGAGACGATCATGCCGTTGAGATACATATGACGCCCCATGGCATAGGTCTGCCCAAGAGATATGAGCACTGGCGACAAGGACAATATGATGCACTCTGGGATCTCATCGAATCGGATGTGCGGTTCAAGGCATACGTGGCCCCCACGGGTTCAGGTAAAAGCCTGGGTTACACCGCGTATGCTCTGCTCAACCAGAGTCGTACTGTAGTCCTGACATCGACCAAGAGCTTGCAGACTCAAATAATGTCTGACTTTGGTGTACATACTGGCATGGAGGATGGCTTCGTCGATATTCGTGGCGCCAACAACTACAGATGTATCCTGCCGCCCCCAGATGGTAAGCCCCCTACCTATGCTATGAGGACGGCAGACAAGGGCTACTGCAAAGCTGGTGTCACATGTGTCTACCGGAAGGATGGTTGTCCATACTATGATGCCTACCGAGCTGCAGTCGGTTCATCACTAGTGGTCACCAACTACAGCTACTGGTTGCACCAGCATGCCTATGGCGAAGGACTTGGCCCAACTGAGACACTAATCCTTGATGAGGCCCATGCAGCTCCTGACGAGCTAGCCAAGTTTCTAGGAGTCCACATCTCCGACCAGGATATTATGGTCCTAGGAGTGGGCTACCCTGGTATATCTAGCTGGCGTGAGTGGGCACGTCTTGCCCTAGTTAGGGTAGGTGCTATGCTAAAGCTAGAGAGGATGCTAGATAATGTCATCCACTGGAAGCTCTTGTCTACCAAGATCAACCGACTCCTCATGGGGTTTGAGCAAGACTGGGTATACGAGCATGATGGTAGGGGGGCTAGGTGGGACATTATCAACCCATCGGAGTTTGCTGAGAGCTATCTGTTCTGTGGTGTTCGGGATGTCATCTTCACGTCTGCGACTGTCCGGCCACGGACAATGTCTATGCTAGGCATCAAGAGTGAGTATGACTACGACTTCAACGAGTATGAGTCAACCTTCCCAGTATCCCGCCGTCCGATCTACTACCTCCCTATTACAGCCTTGAGCTACAACAACACAGAAGTAGACCTTAAGTGTTGGCGTGGTACAATCGACAGTATCATTGGGACTAGGCTAGATCGAAAAGGGATCATCCATGGGGTGTCGTACAAACGATGCCGTGACATTGCTAAGAGGAGCAAGTATGGTGCTCACATGATCACCCACACACCGGGTGGTACTGAGGAAGCCATCACCAGGTTCCGTAACTCGAAGTACCCTGCGATCCTAGTGAGCCCCACCGTAACGACAGGCGTAGACTTCAAGTTCACTGACGCTGAGTACCAGATCGTACCCAAGATTCCCTTCCCCGACTCGACTTCCAAAGTCCTGCGTGCAAGGGAGAAGAGGGACAAACATTATGCCCTCTACCTAACAATGATGACACTTGTGCAGACTACTGGCCGCTGCATGAGAGCTATTGATGACCAGTGTGAAACGTTCATTCTCGACAGTCACTTCGGCTGGCTGCGTCGGCGCTATCGCAAGTTCGCCCCGCAGTGGTTCTGGCAAGCTGTACAACGGTGTACCAGTGCCCCAGCACCACCACAGCATTTGACTCGGGGACAAACCTGTGATAGTCTTCACAGGACTACCTAGCTAGGAGATATAGATATGGCGAGAGAAGAGTCGATCAGTTCTAACCCAGCAGACGCTGAGGTTGGCGGGTTCCTTGATGATGTAGATGGGACAATCACAGCCTTCGAGGCTACGACGTTTGACTACGATGGCAAGTACGATGAGTCACCAGCTATCCGTATGGTAGTGGATGTCGATGATGGTGATGAAGTCGAACAGTATCTCAGCGCAGGACAGCTCAAGCGCATTCGGCCCAAGAAAGACGGGTCAGGCTTCTGCCGTGCCCCGAATTCTCGTGCTAAGGGTCTGGGCGCTACTGCCAACGCGACACTATTCTTGGCGTCGTTGGTCAATGCAGGCTTCCCAGCCAAGAAGCTCGAAGACTATGACAATGTCGTAGGCCTCAACGCTCACTTCGTCGCTGTCCCTCAGCCCAAGAGGTCTGGGTTGGCTGATGACGAAGATGATGCCCGCCCCCGTAGCGTCGTCAACGTCAGCGAGATTCATAGCATGCCTGGAGAGGGGAAGAAGACCAAGAGGAAGCGTCCGCGCCCTGTCGAGGAAGATGAGGACGAGACTGAGGCTGGGGATGAGGCTAGCGACGAGGTCTCTGAGGAGGTCGAGGGCTACATCACTACGCTTCTGAAGGGTTCCAAGCACCGGAAGGGCATTTCCGTCGAGGATCTACCTGCGCTGGTCTTGCAGCAGGCACGCAAGTCGAAGAACAAGCGTGCTGCCGTCGAGATGGTCCAGGATGAAGACTGGCTTGGGGATGACGCCCGCCCCTTCAGCTTCGATGACGATCTCATCACGAAGGCGTAAGTAGTTCCATGGATGTACTGTCGTGCAAGCCCTTCGAGCTAGTTGCCCCTGATGGAGCAGCTCGCTCGGAGGGCGTTCATGTTGGCGGCATTATCAAGTACATACTATCTACTATTGACCCAGAGACCTATGATCGAACTATCACACATGAGACACGACAATATTGGGAGCTAGGCTTTACGTGGGAGCTGGCTGTGAGTCGTGCCTTGGTCGAACGGTACCTGGTCAAGACTCCTCACCTCGTAGTCCAGCTAGAGCTAGAGCATGACGGGGTCTTTGGTACACCTGATGCGTTCGACACGAAGAAGTGGGTTCTCTACGAGATGAAGCTGACCAAGATGAGTAGCAACCGCGACATCTCTGACGTTAAGGTCCGTCACTGGCTCTGGCAGATCAAGGCATACCTCAAGATGCTAGAGGCCCAAGAGGCATACATTGTTGCTTGTTATATCATGGGCAACTACCGAGACGTACCGCTGGAGGTCCGGATGTGGCATCTTCGGTTCAGCCAGCATGAGATTGACGTTAACTGGCGGATGCTAATGGTAAACAAGGACAGAATGCTGGAGGAGCGAAATGGATAAGTCAGAGATGGGCGTACTACACACAGTGTTGCTACGCGATGAGATCATAGCCTCTCTCGCTAACGTAGAGCAGGCTGAAAAGCTCGCGACATATCTAGGTGGTAGAGTCGTCGAGTCTGCTGTAAATGAGAAGGTAGCTGACTTTGTGAAGGTGGGTTTGCTACCTTACATCGTTGCATTGTCGCTCGACGGTGAGTATGAGGCAATCACTAAGCCAACGTGCTTGCTCGATATCACACGGGCGAATACAAGGACAGTAGCCTATGTCCCAGAAGTCAAGGTAGGGGTCGTCGCTGACGGTAGCCGCAGATACGATGTCGTTGGCCCAGCGGTGAAGGTGTGGGTGTGGGGGCTACCAAAGGATGTCCTAACTCGGGCGAAGAGGTTAGCGGTAAACACGCTCAAGGCGTATAGTAAAGTGACAGCTACCTACAGGAGAGTGCGAGTTGCGTAAGAATGACCTTGGCTTGCGCTCGAAGGCAGCTCGGAGGCTCCAACAGGAGACGACAGAGCTAGGTGTGGTCATCAATGTCCAGGCCAAGGAGAAGGCAGGCAAGAACCACTTTGCGTACTCCGCACCTGGGCCAATCGTGGTGATCTCTGGGGATCGTAACTCGGATGTAGTACGCCGGAAGTTCCCCAAGAAGGACATCAGAATAGCCTATTTCAAGTACGATTTTGATCCTCGGGCTGATGCTCAGGATGTACACGACATTGTCAAGCCCATCTGGAAGGAGGTCGAAGAGCTGTACTGGGACGCCTTGCGCTCGAAGGCCGTGCGGACAATCGTCTGCGACACTGGCACCTGGTTTTGGTCAACGATAAGGTTGGGCAAGTTTGGCAAGACCCAACAGGTCCCACCTGTTCTCTACAACCAGGTCAACGCTATCTTCGAGCGGATGATACTGAGGGGTGAGGAGTACAACAAGAATGTCATCTGGCTCCATCGCATGAAGGAGGAGTGGGTAGGGAGTCGCAACAGTAAGGGCAAGTACGAGAGCAACCCCACAGGACGTTGGGTGCGTGACAGTTTCAAGCACATGGGCAATGATGTTCAGGCCAACATCGAGTTGTCGCGTCCTAGCAACAAGTTTGCAGCAACAGTGTTGAACAACGGGCTAGACCCTTCGTTCGACGGCATGACCTTCAAGGGCAAGATGTGTGACTTCTCGACTGTTATGGCAGCGCTGCAGGGAGGTGGTGAGTGATGTCGGATAATATCCATGGGTTGTCTATTGAGGTAGACAAAGTCCTTATCGAGCTGAAGCGCCAGACGATTAAGGATAGGGAGTATCCCATGCATCTATGGACGCGGGGCCATCGTGTAGCTTGCTTGGTTGAATGTGTGGGTATACTAGCTCAACACGTAGTCGATGGCTACATCGATCCCAACACATGCTGGCGTAGTTCTCGTAACAGTGTTTCTGTCAGCCTTCGGTATATCGCTGCATATTGTCTACGGTGGTTGCAGGTTGTGGAGATACCAGATGACCAAGACCCTCTACATTGATGACCGAGTAGGGTCCAAGCACCTAGTCAAGCCCCTCCGCAAAGTACACAATGCCCCAGCTGTCCTCGAGAGGCTGGAGTTTGGCGACGTGCTCTTCGTGGGTAACAACAAGACAGGTCCAGTCGAGGTCGGTATCGAGCTGAAGAAAGTCCCGGACCTGTTGGAGTCGATAATGTCGGGTCGTCTCATGGGGCATCAAGTCCCCGGTATGGTCCGATATTATGATGTTAGGTACCTCATTGTCGAGGGAGTATATAGGGCATCCAATAGAGACGGGCTTGTAGAAGTCTGGAGGGGTCACTGGATGAGGGGTTTACCGACAATGACCTACAGTGCCCTCGACAGAATGTTGATTACCCTAGAGCAGATGGCTGGGTTTCACGTACGCCGTACTTCTAACTCGGCAGAAACGGTACAGGCGATCAACGATCTCTTTCGGTGGTGGCAGAAGCAGTGGAGTAGCCACAAGAGCCACCTGGCTTTTGACCGTAGCCATGATGTACCACCAGACCGCAACCTCTTGAAGAAGCCAACATTGTGTGAGCAGGTTGCTAATTTGCTACCTGGCATTGGTTGGAGGAAGTCCCATGATGTAGCCAAGGTGTTCAGGACAGTGTCACGCATGGCAAGCTCTAGCATAGATGACTGGCTAGTTATCCCGGGCATTGGCAGGAAGATATCATGGGATGTCTACGATGCCATAAGGAGCAAGAAATGACTAAGAGTGATCCTCGTATTAGTGTGGATAAGGTGTGGCGTATATGTGGTCTCAGGATAGCGCGTACACAGAGTATGGTAGCAAGGGGGTCTTGGACACGTCCTATGTACCTGCTTGCTGTTCCTCAAGTAGGTGGTGTGTATATTAGTGTCGAGGATATGAGAGAGATACGGGATGTCCTTGACCAAGTTTCCACAGAGCATGGGCCACTCCTGGATGCTCAAAGAGATGAAGAAGCGTCGCCTAGTCTTCGGTGAAGGACCCAAGCCCTGCGACGTTGCTCTGATCGGGCAGCAGCCAGGTAGGCATGAAGATGCTAGGGGCAGGGTGTTCATCGGCATGGCTGGCGCTGTCATGAACGTGTCATTGTTCCATGCTGGGCTGCATCGCTCTGACATGTGGGTCTCGAACATCTACAAGAGCTACCTGGGGCGGGATGCAAAGGGTAACGACATTGCCCCGACAGACGAGCAGCTACAGAAGCACCTACCATTCCTGGAGGATGAGCTAGATGAAGTCAACCCAAAGATCATTGGAACTATTGGACGACTGGCTACACGCCACTTCCTTGGCGATGTTGCAATGGATGCAGTGCATGGCGTGCCTCATCGAGTCGGAGAGAGAGTTATCGTGCCAATCGTGCATCCGGCTGCAGGCTTTCACGACGAGAAGATGGCAGTCTGGTCCTACTGGGACATCAAGCAGCTTGGCCTTGTCGTCGAAGGCAAGATCAAACCCGTCACGATTGGGCTGCCGACAGTAAACAGTCACCTTGTAGCTGGGCCTAGAACGATAGACAGTGAGAAGGTAGCTGTAGACACTGAAGGTACAATCAAGCACCCATTCTGTCTGTCCTATTCTACTAACTCGGAAACTGCTAGCGTGCTGGAGTGCCCGCTTGCCTTTGAGATACCTGAGGGCAAGGTCGTCATGCACTATGCAGTTCACGACATGAGGGTCTTGCGGACCATGGGTGTGGACATCGACGACTGGGACATTGAAGATACCATGGTCCTGGCTTACGTGCTGGGCGTCGAGCCAAAGGGCCTGAAAGCTCTGGCTCGGAGGCACCTGCACTACGACATGAGGGACTACGAGGATGTCGTAGGACCCTACCACGAGGCTGCGGCTATCCGTTACCTGGTAGAGGCCCAGAAAACCGACTGGGGCGTACCTGAGCCGCGCCTGAGGCAGGATTCCAAGACCCGCAAGATGAAGGTGTATCAGCCACAGCTCGTCAACAAGAGGATCACATCCCTGATCAAGTCATACCAGAAGGGGACTGCTTGTGGCTTCGACAAGTGGTGGAAGAACCTGCTCCCTGACATCCGGGAGCCTATCGAGGCCAAGCATGGGGTGTTCCCTAGCATGTCTACCTCCTTGCAGTACCTCCCTGAGGAGGAGCGTACACCATATGCCGGGACTGATGCTGCAGCAACCTACGATGTACACGGGATACTGTGGGATCGTGTACGGGGCCTAGGCTTAGAGGATACTGCCAGGATGGATATGGCGATCATACCGTACATCGAGAGGATGGAGTCCAACGGGGTAGTGTGTGACGTACCCTTCCTCAAGAAGTTTGCTACTAGTCTTGAGATACAGCTACAGGATATCGAGAGATCAGTTTCGAAGGAGTACAATGTCGCGATCAACCTTGGTTCTGGAGACCAGGTAGCTGACCTCCTGTACAAGAAACTGAAGCTGCGGGCACCATGCATAACTCAGGGTGGTAAACGGGGCTCGACTGACAAGAAAGCACTGGAGTCCCTCCGCAGTGAGCACCCTGTCATTGACAGTATCAGACGGTACCGTGCAAAGGCGAGGCTGCTGTCCTTCGCTCAGAAGCTACCGAGCTTTGCTAGTGCTGCTGACATGCGTGTCCGGGGGCGGGTGAAGTACACCAACGTAGTCTCAGGCCGCTTCAGTATGAGTGACCCTAACATGCAGCAGATCCCGTCCCGCACTGAAGAGGGTCGGGAGATCCGCAATGGGTTTATCGCGAGTGGTGACAATGTCTTCTTGAGCTGTGACTATGACCAGCTAGAGATGAAGATCATGGCTCACCTCGCTAACGACAAGACCCTGGTTGACATTATCAAGAGTGGGGAGGATGTCCACTACAAGACGGCTGAGCTGATGTTCGGGACTATCAAAGGCAATGTCACGAAGGGTCAGCGTACTGCGATCAAGAACGTGAACTACGGAGTCATCTATGGGATTGGTGCAAAGGGTCTTCATGGACAGCTCACCCTCGCGGGTATCGAGGGCTATGATGAAGATGATTGCGCACGGTTGCTACGGGAGTGGTACCGACTGTACCCAGGGGTCGATGATTTTATCCAAGACACCAAGCTAGAATGCCGCCGCAAGGGCTATGTCCGGTCAATGTGGGGTCGCATCCGTTGGCTACCGACAATATACAGTCCTGTTAACTACATCAAGTACAAGGCAGAGCGAGAAGCTGTCTCACATCGCATCAGCTCGACAGCAACGGACATTATCAAGCGAGCTATGGCGAGACTGTGGCCTTGGATGCGGAGGCGCTGGCAGGATGGCTATACCTTTGAGCCCTTGCTGCAGATCCATGACGAGCTACTGTTTGAAGCTGAGTCTAGGATGAAGTTGATGGCCCCTACAGTCCAGCGAATAATGTGTCGGGATTCAAAGGAGTTCCGTGTGCCAATCACGACTGCCTCTAGTTCAGGTAGACGTTGGGGAGAGTTAAAGTGATATGGAAGTAACTGAGGTAGAAATCCTTAGACTTAGGAAGCTTCTACACCCGGACGTTACAGCTTTCTTGCTTAGGGTAGGCAGAGATGGCAAGGGAAGAGAAGTCCTGGTATCAGTCGGCCTAGGTGGTAATAGTGTGGAGGTCCTAGGAAGAGCAGTAAAGGTGTTCAACGATGGGTTCAAGAAACTTCTAGTTAAGGATTGAAATGATGTGCCAGGAAGGAGAATAACATTGACAATGAATGTTAGTGCAGAAGCTTTGGCTGCTGCTACTGCAGTCGTGAGTGACACATTATGTAGTGACTCAGAGGAAACGATTGCACAGGTCATCAACCCACACTTTGCGGGGTTGCGCGTCCGCATCGAGGAGCTGGAGGCAGCGCTCGAATCTGTCCGTAGCCAGATAGCACGAGGTGGGTCCTACTGGCTGCTGCATCGAATTGCGCGGCTCGTAGACCGTGTGCTGCCTACTCTCGAGGGAGGAGCGAGGTGAGGAAAAACCCTGTCCAGCTAGACTTGCCTCTATGGCTGCGCTGGCCGATGCCACGGTGCGGCCCATGGACGATGCAGAAAGATCCGTCTGTCGCCGGGGAGGAGGAAGTCGGTGGGTGAGTCCTGTGTGATGTGTGGGAGTTCGTTGCCGCCCAGCCGTCGGCACGCCTATCAACTGGAGGTTGAGGCCCGGGCGGTGAGGGCTGCCCTCAACGCCGGGGGCACCCGCGTCAAGGAGCTGGAGTTGCTCGGGCAGTCGCTGCTGACAACGACTGGGCTGAATCGCATGAGCGACGGCGAGCTTATGTTGGACTATGGGAAGCTGGGCCTGGACGTAGTGAAACGGTTCCGCCGTGCCCTCGCCGGGAAGGAGAGCGATGGCTAAGCGGCCGAGATGCCCATTCCCAGAGGATGATTGCGCCACAGAGCGAGAGATGCTGGACGTCGAATGCCATCGGCTCAACGCTCGCGTCAAGACGCTGGAGGAAGCGCTGCGCTCGGCGCTCTTCGGCGGGCATCGCGCATTGTGTGCTGTCTGGGAGCGAAGCCCCTGCGATTGCGGGAAGCGTTCAAGCGAAGAGCGTGCCCTCGCCGGGGAGGAGGAGACCGATGAGTAGCGTCGGGCAGCAGCTATATGAGGCTGCAATCCAACATGAGCGGGATCTCGCCCGCATCAAGGAGCTGGAGGAGGAGAACGCTCGCCAATCGGGGCTGCTGAAGAAAGCTGCTGTGATCTTGGCTCCATACATAGACATCGGTCGTGCCCTCGCCGGGGAGGAGGAGCCTTGAGGCTTGAGACCGTCATCGGCGTCGCGCTCGTGCTTGGGGCTGCGTCCGCACTAGGGGCGATCTGCTGGAATTATGGGGTCCGTCATGGCCAGGAGATGTGTCGCGACGTCCAGGCCCAGCAGCTCACCGCAATCGACAAACGGACGGCGGCGATGTGGCAACAGTGTCACGTGCTCTCGGACGATCTGCTGGGCCATGTCGCGACATCAGACCTGTGGATTGCAAGATAAGGAGGAGAGATGGAAGTTAATCGAAGAGGGCTCCTAGCTGCAGGACTGGCTGCTGTTCCTGCATCACTTGTAGCTCAAGACTATGGCCCTAGGCCTATGGGCCTATCAATCCCGGAGAAGATCAAGGACGTCTACTGGACCGGGGAGTACGTGATGGTCATCAGCTGCGAAGATGGAGTCATCTACACCGCTTCACTCAATAGGAAGATAGGTAGGTGGGGGCACCTGAGCTACTGGCCTGATGTTCCACCGACACCCAACAGTCACTGGAGGCTCTTCCCAGGTCCCTCTGAGGAGGTTTGGGGGCACGACACACAGAATATTGTCATGGTCTGGGAAGGGAATAGGTAGAACAATGTCAGCTAAAAAGGAGAATAGTAGTGAACAATAAATGTGGGGCATGTGCCCACTGGGAGGGTCGTGATAGTAATCTCGGCCTGTGCTTCTGTATGCCACCTCAGATCGTTGAGGTTGTGGAGGTCACGGGTGCATGGGATAATAACATTGGCCCAGCTACGAAGTACCCACGAACATTCCGCCAGAGTAGGTCGTGTGGGCAGTTTGTCCCTTTCACTAAGAAGGACACTAAGGAGGTAGACAATGACTGTGATAATTGAGAAGAAGTGGAAGTGGTGGCAGAAGCTGATTGGATTCGTACGCCAGTTGCTGCCTGGGAAGTGGAAGAGGATCTCCGATGTTGGTGCTGACGCAGGACTGTACCCTAGCCAGAAGATAGGGGTAGGGGGGTACATCGACAAGAGTAACACTTGGGGTAGAGAGGAGAGCCCTATCACCGGGTACGACTCCTTTGACGAGAGAGGCGAGAGCAATGAGCAGCAGGATTCTCCAGGGGTTGTCATGTGGGATGACACTGACGCCCAGAAGACTGGTATGAGCTTGGCTCAGTATAAGAGGCACCTCGACGCAAGGAGTAAGCAATGAGCACTGACGAGATTGTCGCACAGCGCAACCTGAAGAGGGCAGGGGTAGACCGGATGGTCACCCAGCGTCAGGCACTGGCTGAAGACAAGAAGATCCTAGAGGCCAAGATCCGTAAGCTGTCGGCTAAGATCATGGGTGCTATGGCTCGGGAGGACATCTATAGCATCGTAGCTAATGAGTTCAAGGTCACCATGATAGTAGACGCAGCCTACGAGAGCTTCGACCGCGACAAGTTCACGCGGTACCTGATCGAGCATAAGGTAGCACCGAGGCTCATCAAGTCTGCCGAGTCTGTAGCTCTGGAGAAGAAGGTCAAGGCTCCACATCTACGGGTGAGTGGAGGTAACTGATGCTGTGGGAGCGCTGGAGGTTCCCTGTTGTTATCTGGGCGATGGGACTCACGCTAGCGGCTATACTGTCGGTGGTGGTAGTCGCTCTGTACGCTTGGATAGGCGGCAGATTATAGGCTATGAAGTTCCTCGACGACTTGCTGTCAGTGATAGCACTGCTAGGCATGATAGTGTTGATCCTGGCGACTATGTACTTCGTTGTCTGGTCTATCATGTCAGCCTAGAGTGGGGGGAGGCCAAGGGTGTCCATCTTGGTCTCCCTCTCCTCGTCCTTCTGAGCCTGTGCAATCAATCTACCTAGCTGGGTAGCTGCAGTTGCGATGGTCTTGTCGGTCGCCGCGAGCTTGGCGATGTTCGCAGACCCCTTGGCGTGCCTCCACAACTTCTCAAGGGCGTTCATGCCCTTCTGAGACGTGAGCACTCTAGCTACAACCCTCGGAGCGATCAAGCCAACTCCAGTCATAGCTGCGGCTCCTGCACTGAGTGCCGTGGTAGCTCGGAGCCCCTTGTAGAAGATGGCTGCGTTGATCATCATGCCATTGATACTGTTGGCACCGCCAGTACCAAGCCTGTCCATTGTCCTTGCTAGCCGATGGAGGCCCACCCTCTGCTCACGCGAGAAGATAGCCTTCATCCTTTCATCACCTAAGACGTCATAGGACTGCTTCCTCAGGGCTTTGCCAGAGTGGGTCACTTCTCTGACATTGATGCCGATCATGTGCTCACCAATTAGGTCGCCTAGAGACATTGTTACGTCGGTCTTAGCCTTATCGAGTATGTCCTCAAAGATACGTCGCTGGGTGTGCTGCCATGCCTTGTTGCCCACCATGCGGTGCATCGTTGCTATTTTGTCGGGGGACAACTCGGAGACGAGCCTTGAGGTTACTCCAGAGTCCCCTGACTCAATGACCGCCTTGATGAATTTGTCATCAGCGATCTCATGAGCTTCCGCCCACAACTTGGCACCGCGACCATAGTCACTCGCTGCCTTTGCCCCACCAGGCTGTTTCTTAAGCATGTCTATAAGAGTATCGTCGAAGGCTCTGTATAGCTCTTCCTTCCAGCGCCCAGCTGTTGGCACCTTGGTGCTGTCGATGAGCTTACCGACTACACCCTTACTATTGTGTAGATTCCAGATAGTTGACTTCACACCAGGTGCTCTGATCCCACCACGGTTCGGTACATGCGGGCCTAGGATCTTGTTGAGACTATCCATCACTGGCTGCATCTCTGGCATCTTCGCGAGCAAGCCTGATATCTCCTGCCTCAACCTAGCAGCAACCTTCTCTAGCTCGGTGCCCCTAAGGCTTACTGTTGTACTACCGTGCTTAGTCCAGATTGGATCGTAGAGTTTATCGTACCTACCCTTCAACGTCCGCATGCCATCCTCGAACGCATCTATCATGTCGTCCCCATGCTGGAAGCGGCCCGGGGTGCCGTCCTTCGTCTTGATCATCAGATCCCTGACGCTTTCGACTAGATCCCCGACTGCCTTGTGTGCTGCTCCCCGGAGTTCGTTGAAGGGCTTGGCACCCGTAATTGAGCCTCCAAGAGCTGCCTCGACTGACTGGAGTGCCTCACTCTGGGTCTTCTGAGCTAGTGAGAGCGGGACTGCCTGCTCAGCAGCCTTGACATCCTTGAGAGACCCTCTGGGGGACATCCTCTCCCCTGGCCTGGGGAGATCCTCAGGCCCTAGGCTAGCTGTGGAGGTGGGTGGAGTCTTGGGAGGCATCACGGTACGCTTGGCGGCAGCTGCAGCAGGCCCTTTGGCCTTACCGAAGATGGACGTTCCGCTTGGGGCCAGCTCTCCTCCTAGCCGCCCGATGAGCTTGTACATCTCCTCCTGCTCCTCCCTGCTCATCCCTGAGGGGTCGAAGGCAGCCTTCCCTACGCCAGCCCCTGCCTTCGCGACGTCAGTCCCTATGTCGCCCGCGATGGGTATCGCCTGCAGGAGCTGGAGAACCCTGTCGATGTCCGATTTGTGGCCTCCTTCAGCAGTGGTAGGCTCCATGGCCTCACCGATGCGCTCACCAGACTGGCTAGCCATGCCCCCGAGGATGCGCTCAAGGGCGTTCATGGGCATGGAGCCCCCCATGGGCAGCTGCGGCATGGTGTTCCCGCCAGCTGTGGGCACAGGCTGGCCCAGCTGGGGCAGCGAGCTGAACAGCCCTTGCAGAAGCTCCATGATCCCGCTTCCCATGCTACCGAGTGCCTGTGCAGACCCTAGGGGGCCAGCAGCAGGCGCCCCAGGCGTCGGTTCGGGGCCAGGGGTAGGCACTGGTCCTGGCAGAGGATCAGAGTATGTCCAACCTTCCTGTGGCATTATTGGGTCACCCACTGGTTACCGTCGAACACTTGAGTTATGGTCCCATTGGTTCTTGTCGAACCTAACATCGGGCTAGACTCTATCTTGGTCTGGGAGCGTGGACCTGGTGTAGATAGATTGTGCTCCTTCCTCAGCTCTAGCAGCCAGGGGTTGTCATTGTCGTATGGCGACACAACGAACTTGCCCCCCTTGAAGTTCAAGTCCCCTAGGTTGTCCCTGAAGTAGCGTTCCTTGCCCTCCATGGCATTAGTGCGGAGTATCTCCAACTGTTTGCGACCGAACTCCTCATCTACGAACATGGACCAGTAGCCAGGCAGTGCCTCGAGCGCTCTGATGAGATCCTGGTCGGACAGCCTACCTCGGTCGCCGAAGGACTTCACTACCTGAGCAGCAGAAGCTTCGATGAAGCCCTTGAGAGCTTTAGCCTCCATACCTTTACGATAGGTACTAGCGTTACTTGCCTTAGCCTCGTAGAAGTTATCCATGAGACGCTCTAGCTTATTGAGGTAGCCATCAACAGTATCGAACGCACGCTTGTCCTTCTTCATGTCCCCAGGTAGAGCAATCCTATCGCCGAGTGCCGCTAGAACACCAGCGCTCGCTCCCTTCCTGTACCTCTCAGCAGCAGTCAGAGCATCAGCAAGACCACCCTCGAACATGTTGGATGCAGCTTTGTCAGCTATGCCTTTGGCATAGGCCATGTCACCCTTATCGTCCTTGTCGAAGTAGGTCGCATCGAACTTCTTTTCGGCTAGCCCGAGCCTCCGCTCTCCTTGGGCTAGTCGGGCTTGGGTGTTCTGCTGAGTCATCTCTGCTTTCTTCATGCCTGCCAACCCAGGGATTGCGCTAGCTGCTGGCCCAGATAGTACGTCACCAGGTGTTACTCCTACACCTTCACCAGCTTCAGACTTCCCTAGGAGAGCGTTGATGATACCTGCCCCAGGTCCACCGATCTCATGTCCTGCAGCAAGGGGTCTCTGGGCTTGCTGCTCAGCTGCCATCACCGCAAGCTTCTGTTGCAGACCTGGTACCTTTAAGTTGACGGAGTCCTGGCCTAGCAACTCCTTGAGTGGATTGGAACCTAGCTGCACGTTAATGTCAGGGTGGAAGCCAGGTTCATCCATGGTAGGACCTTGGTCTCCTCCAGTCAGATGTGGAGGGGGAGCCTCGATCTCACCCTTCGATTTTGCTAGCTCCATGGCAAGCTGCAGCCCTTTCATGTCGTTATTCCACTTCTCCTCTGCCCTCTTCTCAGACCTCTCCCTCTCTACCCCTTCTTGCGCCCTCCTAGACAGCTCCATCTGCTCCGCTTGGAATCCTAGCTCCTTCTCCCTCTGAGCAAACCGTGTGTCCTGTGCCTCTTGCTGCTGCCGCCGTGCCTGAGCCTGCTGAATCATCTGGATCATCTGCATCAACTGCTCAAACGGGTCCGGCGGCGGAGGTGCGCTAGCCATGATCTGTGCGATACCCATACTATCCTCCTAAACGTGGATCGACGGCGGAATGCTGGAAGGGGGTGTCACTGGCGTCGGCTTCTTCGGCCCTCCCGGCTTCGATGCCTGATACGCAGCAAACAAAGATAGTATCTTCCCCAACCCACTTTGCCAGTTCGTACCCTGTGGCCCTGGTGGACCTACTCCCCAGCTCATAGCTCCTGAGGGGTCAAACCGTGGAGGAGCATCAGACACCGTCCTAGAGCTACTGGATGAGCTGCTCCCTGTTGTCGTGTTGCTCCAGAAGTCCTTCTGTGACCCCTGGAAGAGGGCCTTCAGAAGCTGGCCGACAGTGTTCATACCCTCTATACCTCTAGCACGAGATACCTCTGGGATCCGACTACGGTAGTCAGACAATGCCTGTGCAAGAGTCTGATCAGTAGTAGACCCGACCGAAGCTCGTAGTTGCGGGGAGCCCCCTAGACCTAGACTGGTCAGTCTGTCGAGGCTGGCGTCTTTGGCCTGCTCAGTTGTACGGGCCATGCGGTTGACTACACCCATCTCTTCGGCTGGGGTGACAGTACCACCCTTGCCAAGTAGGGTGTTCATAAAGGGGATGAGAGCTTCGACTGTAGGCTGTGACCCATAGTGATAGGTAGGCTTGATCTTCTCTTGGCCAACAGTGTTGCTGAACCCGCTTGACGAAGAACTACCGCTCGTAGAAGAGGTTGTAGGACCCTGGTCAGGGTAGTACCCAGTCTCCAGCCACTTGCTCATGTCACTACCGGCGCCGAATCCATAGTCGGCCCCTGTGTACTTGGTAGGTACTCGCTTCTGCTGGCTAGCTTTGCGGGAGCCCCACCAGCTCATAAGAGCTGCTGCTGCTGTAGCAGCTGCTGCCACCCAGCAGGGGACAGCGCACACAAGAACTATAGCTATACTAGACACAGTGCCGCTGTACAAGACCATAATATCCTCCTACCTTACGGGCACTCAGGACACTCAGGGCAAGGACATAGTTCCTCACATAGTGTTGTCCCTCGGATCTCGTAGGCTGCCTCAACGAAGCCACGCAGGACTTCAATGTCAGCTATGACTGGGCTTACTAACACACCAGCGACATTGCCACCGAAGGTCTGACTCATAGAGACAGTGACGGTGTTACCAACACTGATGACACCCTTTCCGATCACCTGACCGCTATCACCCTTTACAAGGACATCATACTCTGCATCCTTGGGGGTTATCTGCTTTGGCTTCTTGGGCACGGTCCACCTCCTGCTACTATTCTACTGCTTTTGGACCCAGAGTTTTCAACTCCTCAAGCATTCTCTGGCGCAGGACCAGGAGCTTCAGTCTATGCTCCGTGACGTCGAGGCCAGGCACCTTCTGGCTCAGGAAATTGAGTGTCTGTTCCTCAGCTGCCATGACGGCTGCTAGCAGCTCCAGCTCTTCCTTGGAAAACTCCATCATGTCTCCTTAATGTCTATACCTTTGTCCTTGAGTCTACTCACAATGTCGTTGATCGCTTTTATGAGCACTGGTGTGAACTCCGCGTAACACAGACCTGGGGTCTCACCCTCATTGTATAGGCCCCCGAACTCTTCTCCCTCAAGTGCTACTTCTAGTTCCTCTGCTACTAGGCCTTGGTGCTTCCTCTCAGTATCCAATCCATCCTTCCAGTTGTAGCTTCTAGGCTGGAGCCTCTGGACAAAATCAAGCCCTAGGACACTGTCTGCAATGTTCTCCTTCTTCTTTCGCCCCGAAGTCTGGATGGTCCCGTTAGCTGCCCATACTTCATCCCACCTCTTGCCGTCTATCCCACACTTGTATAAGTCATCGGCGGATGGGACAATATCGTTGTAGGATGTAGTAGCAGTATCAGCGATCTTGAGTGCTGCAGTACCCGCGATAGTAAAGCTTAAGACGTTAGTGGATCGACTAAACGACATGTAGTCATTGGACCCTGCTGTATCGAAGAACAGGTAGGTGGTAGTACCACTTATACTGAGATAATAACGGGCATCAATGTTGACCTTATCAATATACGCCAAGGCCCAGTACCGTGTAGGGGAACCGAGGTCATAGATAGAGTCAACATGTGGGATAATATCACCGTAGCTAGCAGGCACCAGAGTACTTGGCTGAACTACCTCACGAGCATCCGTGAGCTGCTTGAGTGTCACAGCATCATATTGTCCAATAGCAGGACCTAGGTTCGTGATCCTACGCTGGTTCATGTTCATGTCAGCTATCGTTAGCTTGCGAACCTGATCCTTCAGGGTATCTATCTCAGACCTGACGTAGGGCGGGAGCTGTACATGGTCTGTCATCGCTCACCCCTAGCTCCTGCGCTCGACCTTGATGGTTTGATCACTAAGGCATCTGCTAGGTCCGTATAGGCGAACTTGACGTCGTTCTTGAAGTCGTCACCTGTGCGCCGGTGCTTGAACTTGATCCAGTACAGTTCGAACCCGTCGATACCTGTACCTGCTGCAGCTGTAGTAGCGAGCACAACGCGAGGTGCATACCCCTTGTACTCACGGCCTAGAGGTACACGGTACACTGTCACCTTCCCAGCTGTAACTGTGATGGTCTTGGCAGCATGAGCAGTATCGTCGAAGTAGGGGGTCACTGTCACATCGTTCTCGGCTCGCATGCAAATCTCTAGCACACGGAACCACTGGACACGCTCACGGTTGCTCCTGATGTAGCCTGTATCAACGTGGAACCGATGCTGCGGCCTCAGGCGATAGGAGACGTTGAACCACTGCAGCATGAACTTGGAGAAGCTACCTGTCATCCGCATAGCTAGCGAGCGGAAGCCCCCTATAGCCGTCAAGGTGGAACGGTAGACGTCATTGAGCACTGAGGAGACTGACACTGAGGTCTCTGCTGCGCCGGTCACTCCATCCTTGTAGATATCGACAACAAGCTCATCACCATCAGTGTCTAGTTCCATCGCCATGTCGAACGGGTCCTTCCGATTCAATGGAGCGCCATCGTTGTCGAACGGTGCCCACAGTGTGACGTCAATGTCGGTACTTTCGTCCTGGGTACCTGTCTCTAGCTGCCAGACGTTGCCGGAGTCGTCACCAGCTAACACTGTTCCATCGCGCTCACTGTAGATCGACAAGAAGGTTGCCGAGTATACAAACCTGTGCCACGCGCTAGTGGCAGTGTCAAAGCGGTATACCTTCGTGGACTTGTAGGTGTCACTGCCTTCGGGGACAATGACATAGAGCTTGGCACCAGAGAGGCACGCCTTGAACTCGCCATCGGTGCCCCACTGGAACCCCGAGATACCGTATCTAGTCTCACCACGGTAGAGAGGCTCGATACTATCCATAGGGATGGGGGTGACTACACCGTCTACCACCATCATGAATCCATAGGCAGCTCGGTAGACTAGGATGTTGGTGTCTTCAGCTACCATATTGTCGATAGGTGGATCACCAACATTGAGGGATTCTAAGGCAAAGTCAATCGTTCCATCAGGGTACTCGATCCCAGTGCCGTATATCCTCCACAGGTCCTTCGAGGTACCTATGTAGATACCGGATCTAGTCTTCTTGATCCACAAGGCAGTGTCAGTAGCGTCACCTACTCGCAGAGCATGGAAGAACTTGAACAGACTCGGGTTCCAAGGACGGCTAGGGTAGACATAGCCATCTGACGTCAGTAGGAAGTACCTACCAGCGTAGGGTCCGGCGCAGCCCATGATCTCCTCAGGCGGCCGGAAGTAGCTACTAGGTAGCTTGATGCCCTGGACTCTAGCGTCGATCTCACAGGCGGGGAGTTTGACAACGAGGTCACCAACTCCGATAGCTGTATCCTCAGCTACAGTAGGTGTAGATACGACGAGCCTATTGACTCTATCGAGGGATTCTCCTTCGGGAGGACGTTCCGCAGTCCCAGGATAAATTACACCCCCAGGAATATACTTGATAGCAAGGTAACTCTCGACCTTCTTGCAGTCTTCCTCACTAAGAGCTGCATCAAACGTAAGGATTTCTGCAATCCACCCTTGGAATGGGTAGTTACCACTATACTGACCGAAGAGGGTACCTATCGCTTGTTGAGATGCTATCGATGACGAGTTACCACTAGCGACAGAGGCCCTAGATGCTTCTCTAGCATCGTTTACGCCTAGCTCAAGGTCAGTCCCGTCTCGCCACATACAGAAGACAATAGGATGGTCTGTCAAGATAGCTACAGCAGGGGTATAGTCCTCTGCTCCATCGTCATTCCATGCTTCAGCATATGGTTCAGTACCACCATACAAGGCCAGTGCGCTCTGGTCACCATCACCCCCAAAGATCGTGTTATTGTTAGGACTACCAGTCCCTGCCCCTGCATCTACTCCTTCTACTACAGCTACTATGAACACTGTACCAGCATCTGCGTCTTGCATATCGCTGAGTAGTCCATCTGTGATCATCCCATTATCAGACCCATCAAAGTATACGCCACCGTTATCTTTTAATTGCGGTACTTTAGCTTTGAATGTCGGCTGGTTGGTAGCTGTATATTGTGCTGCTCCATACCCTCTGTTGAGATTGGAGTGTTGTTTGGCCGGCATAGGTAGGTCATATCTTCGAGACAAGTAACGATAGAGTCTAGTGAGGTCAAGGTCATTCAAGGCTGTGTCAAAGAGTAATACCTCGGCGATGTCTCCTCTGAAGAAGTTGCCTGCGCCCGCGCTGCGCGATGCGCCGACATATGCGTTGTCGTCTAGGTCAGAAGTATTGTTAGAGACAGTAGAATCTCTGCCTGTACTGTGGGAGTTATTATGGCCACACTCCACACTAGCGCTACCGTGCCAGTACGTTCCCACTGCCCAAAACCCATGATCTGCAGACTGAGAAGCTACGTCACCGCCTGTATCGTAGTTGTAACATACGAGGGTGTCATTTCCTACAAGCATCCCCCAGAACGGGCTATCCTTACAACTGACTATGCCAGGGCCATCAGGGGAGGATGACCCATTGGACGTTGATTTGTAGACTGCTACAATCGTTTTGCTTGCGACATTAAGGAAGTTGGATGCTGCGTTGATCGACTCAAGTAGATCATCTGCTCCGTCAAACCTTAGCGCAGCTCTTCCGTTGATAACACCAGTCTTGTAGACAGGCTTGTTTGCTCCTACAGCTTGTCTGAAGTGCTGATCGGCCCCAGAACTGATGTCGGTCCACTCTTGTACCAGATCACCGTCTACAGCTGCGGTGACACCGTTGTCTGTATAGCAGTTGCCCTCTGCTCGTAGCCAACACTCCAGCGAAGCGATCTCTGTAGGTACCCAGCCGTAACTATCTTGACCAGACCTACTAGGCCAATACTTTACTGCGTCGCCATCCTTTAGCCACATACCTAGATCATTGGCATTAAGCCACATTGTCAAGCTACTGATATCCAATGGATCCCAGATGTCTAGGCTACCAGGGATTGAACCCCCCCAGCTACCCAACCTAGCCCTGTCAGCTGCCGATATCACGCCATCTACACTTCTCGGGAACTCATCAATGTTGAAATTGTCGTCAAACGGCTTGGCATCGAGAACTGCTACACGGTACCAGTCGTCGAGTAGGCCACCAGTGATATAGAGCCAGATACTGTCAGCATTTGGGTCTAGTGCGGCAAGAGCATCGGCCTTGATAGTGATTAGGGCACCCTGGGTATCAAAGTGCACTATCTCGCTGGGCTCACTTGCTTGCGACATCTCTACATACTGTCTATCCCCGCCACGGCTACGAACTGCCTGGTATGCGAACTGGAAGTCCCCAGTCAGTGCTCTTGTACCACCTCCACGGACGAGGAAGTTGTCGAACCTGATCACTCCTGTTGTGCCTGACACGACCTTAGCGATGATCCTGCAGCCGGTGACAGTTTTCCAGTTACGGCCCGGGGTTGCTCCCCAGCGCTCGAAAGATCCACGCGGGACAGAGAAGTGGACCCATCCAGGATTGGTGGCAGCAGCAAGCTCCTTGTGCTGCTCATTGTCATGCTTGCCAAGATCCGACAGTATCCGCTCGATCTCTTTCTCTTCATCTTCTCGGCTACCGCCATCTTCCTCCTCCTTGCTAGGTGGTGACCTATACTTGGCCCTAACTAGCCTCTTGACCATCTCTCCCACAGCATCGGCAGATCGAAGAGGGGGGAAGATCACAGACCCACCTGTCTGGAAGGCATAGGTGTACTGGTCTGTTACAAACGGGTCTGCATCATCGGAAACACCAATGACCAGAGCAAGGGTTTCCAAGTCAACAGGCTTCTGGATCCAAGCTACGACGTCAATAATGTCAGTATCCTCACCCGTGTATCCTTGGATGGTCCAGTAGTCTTCATCGCTCCCGTCTGCATTGATCTTCCTGTCGATGGTAATCCGTCCAGTAGCTGCATCTGGAGTCAGCTCGATAGACCCAGTTGCCTCGCCTTGACTCCCATCTGGATAGGGGCTTGTTGCAGTACCTTCAGACACTGACCACGCTGGGCTCTCGTCTGTATTGCAGTTGGAGAAGTACTTTGTCACGGCGGGTGCTTTCTCTACGATTGGCTTCCCATCAGGCTTGTCGAGGCCCCACCTAGTAGCCTCAGAGCCATCATGCTTCATCCTAGTAGAGCCACGGGTTGTGAACACTGTCCCTAGCCACGAACCCATAGCGATCCTCTTGCTGACCTTCTCACTGGGGGTAGTAGCTAAGGCAGTGTCAAACTCGACTTCGATATCTACACCGTTGCAGAAGATACTGTCGCCAGCCCCAGCATACCGGTACCTGACACCGTCAATGTAGGCTGTGTACAGCGAGTGAACCTCGTCTCCGAGACCAGTGTATATCTTGGTAGACCCATCACGGAGCTTCGCTGTGATGCGTTCATCGAAGACGAGGTTGTCAGCCCGAAGCAGTGTCCCAGCTGGAGCGTTGAACTGGTCAGCGCTGGGATCCCACTTCCAGGTACCTGGCTTGCGGAATAGGTTGGGCATTAGCTCACCTTTTGGATCGTGAATGTCGAACTATCGTCGGACACTACCCTAGACCAGCATATAGTGACACTGTCGTCCTTGTAGCGAGTCTGGGCCGTAGAGGTCTGGAGGATCCGGTTGGTGAACCTCCTCTTCATGTCCCTCCAGATCGCGGCGAACGAGGCATTGTCAGCTGGTGCCCCAGACGGCTCTGTCCCTTCAAGCTGGTCAAAGAGGTTCGTGATGTAAGCATCTGAGGCCCCCTCTACCTGTAGCCCACACTTATTGCCAACACCAGTCAGATCAAGAGCACTGTAATTCCCGCCAATTTGGGTAGCGTCAACAACAAGGCGGCCTAGCCTCATCACCGTACTGACTATGATCGTAGTATCTCTCCACGCTGGTCCATTTGCGTCAACCAGGTAGACCACGATCCATTCAGCAGACATCTCTGCTGCTGTAAGAGCCATACTGTAAATAGGCGTAGTTCCTATACGGGTAGGCAGAGACGTGATGTTCGCCACAGCCCCACCATTCTTGCTGATCTTGACGTCACCTGCTATCCAAGGTACTGCTGCATTGAGCAACCTGTCGTCGTTGGTTCCTGCAGGTACAGGGACAGTGAAGTAGAAGGTGTCAGCAATACCATAGCTACTAAAGAACTGGAATGTAGGAGTCATGTTAGCCTCTCACTATTCTGCCGTATCTCCACGGCAATCTCGGGGTAGGAGGTCTACGACCCCTCGTCCCTGTTCCTCTTCTGCCGGCGATCACCCTACGCGACGACACTAAGGTACCTCTGGCCTTCCTCAGATCATCCAGGTCGAACTCCCAGCGCGCCTGATAGTGTTTGTAGAGCTTACTGTTGAACCCGTCACCATGTCTCTTGTACGCCTTGTACATCGCATAGTGTCGTATGGTCTTCGTCCACGAGCTTGGGATCTCGAAGGCGTATGAGCTAAGGTCAGCACCCAGACGGAAGTATTCCAGCCTGAAGTTCAGGACTGCTGCGGTCGTCGGGAAGGTAATCGCAGTTGTAGTGACTGTAGTATCTGGTACCGGGTGCTTACGGAGACTCCTCATACCGTCAATGTAGTATGACTCAGGCTTGCCAGTTGTAGCACTCTCATTCTGGTACTGGTGGTCCAAGGTACGTAGACGGCCCTCACTGATCTCTCGCATGGGCTTGGCATTCCACGTAGCTCGATCAGATGCGACAAAGTCTGTAGGGAGGACATAGTCGGACTGGCCCGCACGATCATTGAGGTATGTCTGGCTCCAGAGACACAGTGTCTCTCTGCAGAGGAGGTCATAGCCATCCTTGACGTAGCGTTGTAGCTCAGCTAGCGTCCAGATAGCATTGCCACTATCGCCAAGCCTGAGAGCTGCCTCAGTCGTGACATTACTCATCGAGCGCACGGTGTCTCCTCTCGATTCCTCTGGTGTAGTGTCCCCTCACCCAGGACCTCACCTTGTTGGCTTCCTCAATATACTCGGCCCAAAGCTGGAGTGCAAAGGTGTCTTCCCCCTCTTGACCTTTCAGATCATAGAGTGCATACGTGATCAGAGGCAGCTCCAGCTCGCGGAACGGGATTGAGTAGTCATCAGGTCCTAGAGGGAATGGGATACCTGTGTAGTAGACCTTGATCATGTCACTGTTGTGCGCCGAGTCCGATAGTATCGGGTAGGGATGCACCCCAAGCTGGAGTGCCCCACGGATGAAGTAGTTGATGGAAGAGCCCCCGATAGCCTCCCACCGGTAGTAGCTACTGACTTCAAGGTCTTTCACTGACGTGTGGTTGAACCATCTCTCAGTACTCAGGTCCCAGATGGCGTCAACACAGATCGGCTCTTCAGGACAATGATCCAAGAGGCTGTAGTAAGTGACTTCATCTTGAAGTGCAAACATGACACTGCTCTTGAACCACTTGGTTCGACGAGCCAAGTCTTCCCAGCCTTCATTGAGAGCCTGTTTGACTTCGCTGAGCGCCCAGTAGTCTGGGCTTGACTCTGACTCTTCAATGCGAAGGAAGACCTCTGATTGGAGATCCCCGAAGTTCATTACGTGACCTTTGCATCGAAGCTCATGACTTCAGTGTCTCTGGCAGCGAACCCAACACCAACAATATAGGTCTTGTCAGTCAGACCTCTCTTGGGCTCGGCCGCAGGGTTATCGAAATCCTCGGTGTCGGACACGTTGACAGGCTCGATAGACCACTCACCAGCGTTGCGACTTCCGGGAAGGATGTACCGAACACGGTTGTACGGGAGCTTAATCCAGACCTCCGTGTTCGCGCCATCGACGTCCACCGTACGCTTCTCAAACAACAGCTTGACTAGTTTCATTTTTCTTCTCCCAGAACTCCGGATGCTTCTGCTTGAAGGTCTCGACAGTGACAGGCACAGGATCAGCTAGATGGCCACATAGGACGTTGCTATTCACCATCAGCTGGTAGCCCTTATTCTTAGCCTTCACGCAAAAGTCGAAGTCCTCGCTAAACTTCTCGTAATTGAACCACATTTCACCGATGTCTTGCAACATGGCTACTGAAGTCAAGACACACCCGAACCCACAGCCATCAGCAGGGAACACCGACCCCTCGGGCCACCTAGCAATCCACTGGAATCCCTTGTTGGGCGACCTGTGAGCAACGAGTGGCCAGTGATCACATTCGCGCTGAAAGTAGATGCCGGTGACAAAGTGGTAGCCTTTCTCGACCGCCATGTGGGCAAGGACACTGATGGCATCAGGAGGCAGAATCACGTCACTGTCGCACCAGAACACGTAGGCGTCAGAAGCACCTTCCATGTTGCAAGCCTCCTTAGCAACAGCATCACGGGCTACGTCGAACTTCATCCGGTTGGTCGAGATGTCACCCAACCACTTCCCCCCGAAGTTGGCAGCGTGCATGATCGCAGCTCGCCTAGAGCGGTCTGCGTCAGGCTCCGTAGGTCCATAGGTAGGACATGCAAAAAGGAGATCCATTATTGTCCCTCAGCTAGCTGCATTATCAACTTGATCGCCTGCTCAGGAATGGTGATCCCGGGGATACCACGGGACAATCCTGCCATAAGTGGGTTCTGAGCTATTGCGTCTCTACCCTGCTCCTGACCCTCTCGATTAGCACCTATGTCCCCCCAGTCGAAACCTACAGTGGTTCCAGTTGGGGTGAAGAACGGTTCGCCCGACCACATACCCTTGGCACCAGTGATTGACTCACGAGTGAGTCCTATAAGATCCATAATGTTCGTTCCTGTCTGTGGACCATAAGCTGTACCTAGTGCCTCTGTACCTAGTCGGCTGGCAACTCTATGAGCACCATGGCCGAGACTGTCACTATTCCATTCGATCAGAAGCTCACGTAGTCCTGGAATCCTTTTCTCTAGGGCTAGCAATATCTCATCTATCCCAACAGCCTCGCCAGTGTCGTCAAAGCCAGCTGGATCGACTGCTGGTACATCTACATCAGGACGGATACCTGGTATATCTGTCGGCATCAGTTACCTCCGGTAATTCCTAGTAGTACATGGGTTACTCGATAGCCTGAGTACCTCTCCAGTCCCAGCACTGATATTGCCAAGCGAGAGACATACTGTCCCCTTCCACGCATCAACGGGTGGCGGGACGCGCCAGATTGTGAAGTAGGCATTCCTCCTATCC